TGCTCTTTTTTTGCGCGAGATGAGGACCGATGACCACCGTTTCCGAGGCGCTCAGCGCCTCTCTCGCCGGACTGGACCTGAAGCCGCAGGATCGTGCCGCTGTGGCACTGGCGGAGTGCTACGCGGCGGCCCTGGACGGCGTAGATGTGGACGTGGTGAAGGTCGGTCCCGCCTTCCTGGCGGTGCTGTCGGCTCTGGGCATGACGCCTGCCGGTCGTGCCGCGGTCCTGGGGAAGGGTGGTGACCCTCGTGGCGGACAGCCTCAGTCGCGTGCTGACGAACTCCGGGCAAGACGTGCTGCTCGGGTCAACGCTTCCTAGGCTCTGGACGCGTCCACTGGTCACGGGCCCGCCTGGACCGTGTGAGTGTGGTTGTGCCCTCACCGAGGAGTCGAGCTACGGCTTCGATGTGATCTGGTTCGCGGAGCACGTGCTAGGCACACCACTGGATCCGTGGGAACAGTTCGCGGTGATCCACGGTGGGGAGCTTCTGCCGGACGATAGGCCCCGGTTTCGCAAGCTTCTGATCATCGTGGCGAGGCAGCAAGGCAAGACCCTGCTTGCCCGCGTGCTCACGCTCTACTGGCAGTTCATCGAGCGCAGGCCGATGATCCTCGGCACCAGCACGAACCTCGGGTACGCCAAGACCTCATGGCAGGCTGCGGTTGCCCTCGCCGAGTCGGTGCCGGACCTCGCTTGCGACATCCCTTCGGACGGCGTTCGCAAGGCCGCGGGCGAGGAATGCCTGACCACTGTGCACGGTTCCAAGTACCGCATCGCTGCCAGCAACCGTAAGGGTGGCCGGTCACTGACCATTGACCGCCTGGTGCTCGATGAGCTTCGAGAGCACGACAGCTGGGAGGCGTGGGGCGCCGCCTACCCAGCCATGAACGCAGTTCGGGATGCGCAGTGCGTTGCCATCACCAACATGGGCGATGACACGTCGGTGGTGCTGGACTCACTCCGCAACGATGCCCTGTCGTTCATCGAGACCGGAGAAGGTGACTACCGCCTAGGGCTCCTGGAGTACAGCGCGCCGGAAGGCTCCGACCCTGAGGACCCGCGCGCGTTGGCCATGGCCAATCCCAACCTGGGTAGGCGCACCGAGCTTGAAGACCTGTTGGCGGAGGCGCGCCGCGCCAAGCTGAACGGTGGCGAGGAACTGTCCACCTTCGTCACGGAAGTGCTCTGTATCCGAGTGCATCACCGCAACCCGGCCATCGACCCAGGCAAGTGGGCTGCCTGTCTGGACATCGGCGATATGGAGAAGCTCAAGGACCGCATGGTGTGGTGCCTCGATGTCTCGATGGATCAGCAGCACGCCACGCTTATGGCTGCGGCCGTGGTGCCCGCTGAGACTCCCGAGGTGCCCTACGCGTGGACTTCGGACCGTGTCCGCATCGAGGTGGTCAAGGCGTGGTCGGGCCCGACCTGCACGCGGGACCTCCGTCGCGATGTGCCGGCCCTGGTACAGAAGCACCGCCCGAAGGTGTTCGCCTGGTTCCCGACCGGCCCGGCTGCCGCCGTGGCTGCCGCTCTCGCGGCGCCGGCCAAGGGCACGCGTCGCACCAGCTGGCCACCTTCACGGGTGAAGGTGGAGGAGATCCGCACGGATCTAGCCGCCGTGGCGATGGGCTTCGCCGAACAGGTGCAGTCGGTGGAGATCATGCAGTCGGATGATGCGTTGATCAACGCGCACGTGCTGGGTGCGGAGAAGCTCCCGCGCGGTGACGGCTGGGTGTTCACCCGCAGGGGTGGCGGACACGTGGACGCGACCTACGCGGCGGCTGGCGCCGTGCATGAGGCGCGCCGACTGCCCGCACCGATCCCCAAGCCAAAACTCATCATCGCAGGTCAGCGATAGGCACTTTGGCGTTTGCGACAATATAAGCGTGGGGTTATTTAGCAGGCTCTTCCGACTGACCAGCGACCCGACCCAGACGTTCTCCGAGTCAGCACCCAGGCCGATTGACCGCATGTTCGCGGAGCTACGTGGTGCCGGATTGAACCCTCGTGTCGGGCGCGAGGAGGCGCTGTCCGTGCCAACGGTGCAGCGCGGCCGAAACCTGCTCTGTTCCATTGCGACTCTGCCGCTCGAACAGCTGGACCCCAAGAACAACGTGGTCCGCAACCCGTTGCTCGAACAGATCGACCCTGACGTTCCGAACGTGGTCACGATGGCTCAGACCATCGAAGATCTCGTCTTCGAGAGCATCGCGTGGTGGCGGGTCACTCTGATCGGATTCGACGGCTACCCGGTGAACGCGCGCAGGATCGATCCGTGCACGGTGTCCCTGGAACCGCCTGCTGGCTACTACCCTTCGCCGCTACCGGCTGGCGAGGACCCGCGCGGCGCCGTGGTCTACATCAACGGCGAGGAAGTGTCCGCCTCTGAGGTCATTCGGTTCGACTCGCCGAACCCAGCCGTTCTCAAGGTTGGGGGTCGCGCCATCAAGCGCGCCCTGCTTTTGGATCAGGCAGCGCGGATGTATGCCGAAGATCCCAGGGCCCTGGAGTACTTCACCCAGGACCCTGAAGCCGAGCAGATGTCGGATGACGAGATCAAAGAATTCCTGACCCAGTGGGAGTTTGAACGCCGCAAGCGTGCCGCGGCCTACGTGCCGCCCGGCATGAACCGGAACGAAGGCAACTCGCCAACCCCGGCTGATCTCCAGCTGGTGCAACTACAGGCTCAGGCGGCGCTGGACATCGCGAACGCGTTCGGCCTGGACCCTGAGGAACTCGGGGTGAGCACGACCAGTCGCACGTACTCGAACGTGAACGACCGTCGCCGAGACAAGATCAATGACGTTCTGTCGCCGTACATGCGCGCCATCACCGACCGGCTGTCCATGGGCGACGTCACCAAGCGCGGGTATCGCGTCGTGTTCGACCTGAACGACTACCTGAAGGCGAATGCCGCTGAGCGTTGGGCGAACTACGAGAAGGCCAAGAACCTCGGAGTGATGACTGTGGACGAGATCCGTGCGGCCGAAGGGTTGCCCCCATTGAGCGCTCCCGCCAATCCGGCGCCTGCCAATGGCACTCAGGCATCAGCAGACACGAGCATGGACTTCGATGCTGACAGCAAGCTTCAGTTCGTAGACGTCCCGGTTGAGCAGTTCTCCGTGGACGCTGGCAAGCGCACCATCGAAGGACTTGCCCTGCCCTACGGCGTGACCGCATCCAAGGGTGGCACGTCGTTCCGCTTCCAGAAGGGTTCCCTTCAGTGGTCGGACGTGAGTCGCGTCAAGCTTCTCCGCGACCACAACATGACCCAGCCCATCGGCGTGGCTACCGAACTGAACGACACCCCGCAGGGGCTCAAGGTCAAGTTCAAGGTGGCTCGCGGCCAAGAGGGTGACACTGCCCTTCAGATGGCCGAAGACGGCGTCCTAGATGGCCTGTCGGTCGGCGTGGACTTCAACGCCTCCGCCGATACCGCTCCCGATCCCCAGAACCGTGACGGCGTCCTGGTGCGCCGTGGCGACCTACGCGAGGTGTCCCTTACCGCGATGCCTGCGTTCGACAGTGCGCGAGTCACGAAGGTGGCCGCGTCCCGAAGTGAGGTAACGATGACCGAGTCCGTCAACGGCCAGACCCCCGAGGCGGGCCAGGCCACCACTCCCACCGAGGCGCCAGCGGTGACGCTGTCCGCCGACCAGTTCGCTGAGCTACTGAAGTTCGCCGGGCAGAACGTTCCCGCCCCGCGGCAGTCACCGGAGAACGCTCCCGCCGATGAGGGCGACCAGCGCCAGGTTGTGAACCCCACGCGCCTGACCGCGTCCACTTCGGTCAACGAGGCTCTGCCCTACCAGTTCGACCGTGGCGGCAACTTTCAGGCCACCGAGAATGTGTTCTCGGCTGACCTGCGGGACATGCAGCTGTCGGGCGACCTGTACGGCAACGGCACCGATGCCGGCAAGCGGGTCATGGGCCTGCTGTCCGCGACCTTCGCCGTGTCGTCTGGCAACGTCTCGACGGTCAACCCGACCATTCAGCGACCGGACCTGTACGTCGACCAGCGCGACTACATGTACCCGCTGTGGAACGCGATCAACAAGGGCACCCCGCCCAACGGCGTCCAGCCCTTCGCCTTCCCCAAGTTCAACACCGCGTCCGGTCTGGTCGGTGACCACACCGAAGGCACGGAGCCCGCGTCGGGTGCCTTCACCACGACCAACCAGACGGTCACTCCGACCCCGTTGTCGGGCAAGGCGTCCATCACCCGTGAGGTCTGGGACATGGGTGGCAACCCGGCCGTGTCCACGTTGATCTTCAATCAAATGGTGCGCGGGTACCGCGAGGGGCTGGAGTCGGCTACCGCCACGTTCCTGAACACGCTCACCGCGGCGACGGACATCAACCTCGGTGTGGCCGTGGTGGATGACGCCCTGGCGGACGCGTGGGAGCAGGCGCTTGCCGGACTCGCGTTCACGCGAGGCTACGACTTCTCGGTGTTCGCGATCGAGCAGGTTCTGTACCAGAAGTTCGTTGCCTGCGAGGACACCACGGGGCGCCCGCTGTTCCCGATCCTCAACCCGACCAACGCGAACGGCAGTTCGGATGTGCGCTTCCGGCAGCTGAACCTGTCGGGTGTCGTGGGTACTCCGTCGTGGGCCCTGGCCTCGACCGCGGGCAGCCCGAACAACTCGTGGCTGTTCGACCCGACCACCGTGCACGGCTGGGCTACCACCCCGCAGCGGCTGGAGTTCGCCGGCACCACGGCGGCTGGCGCCTACGGCCCTGTGGCGATGGTCGACATCGCGATCTGGGGCTACAAGGCGCTGGCCAACAGTGATATCGCCGGTGTGCGCCAGGTCATCTACGACAGCGTGTAATCGCCTGCGGACACGAGTAGGGAAGGGAGGTAGCCGTCATGGCCTGGAGTCCTTTGTACGTCACGGTGAATGATCTCGCAGACTACGAGAACATCACCGACGCGCAGCAGATCACCGATGAAATATCGGAACTCACCCGTGCTGTGACGGCTGCCTCCCGGGCGGTGGACCGGCACTGTAGCCGGTCCGGCGTCAAGCGCCAGTTCGGCAAGGTGGCTGCCGCTGAAGAACGGTTCTACACCCCGAGGTGGTCTCCTAGGCGCTGCCGTTGGGTGGTCACCGTGGACGACTTCCAGTCGGTGACCGGCCTCGCGGTGAACCTGGACCTTGACGGTGACGGCACTTACTCCGACGCCGTAACGGGCTCTAGGAAGCTCCCTCTCAACGCTTCGGCGGAGGGACTGCCTTGGACTGCCCTGGTGCTCCCCGAGAGCGCCAACGGGCAACTGTGCGGCTCTGAGGGTGAAGTCTCCGTGACCGCCTTGTGGGGCTGGACATCCGTTCCGGTGTCCGTCGAAGAGGCGACCCTTCTGCAAGCGAGCCGGTTCTACAACCGCGGCAACGCCCCGTTCGGTGTCGCCGGATCTGTCGACACGGGCAGTGAGATGCGGCTACTGGCCAAGGTGGATCCGGACGTGGCCGTGTCTCTCGCCTACTACCGGCGCAATGACTTGGTGGTGGCGTGATGGACGTCACCGCAGTAGCGAAGGAGATTGCCAGCAAGGTTGACGCCATTGCCGGCCTGACCGCATTCGCTTACCCAGTCGACAAGCTTCCCTTGCCTGGCGCGGTAGTCGCCATGCCGGACGACGTCATGTATGACCAGACCTACGATCGTGGCAGTGACGCGATGACCTTCCCACTGTTCGTGTTTGTCCAGCGCACCAACGAGAAGGCTGCGGCCGAAGCGCTTGGAGCCTTCCTCAGCGGGTCGGGCACGAAGTCAATCAAGGCCGCGGTGGACAACACCACCACCAACACCTACACGTCGTGCGACACGGTGACCGTCACTCGCGCCGTGACAGGTGCCTACACCTACAACGGCGTTGACGTGTACGGCGCCGAACTCACCGTCGAAGTCTCAGGGGCAGGGAGCTAGATCATGGCTGAATCACACGGCAAGCTGACGGTGGTGAAGCTGAACGCTGTCGACATCAGCGCCTTCACCAACAGCACCACGTTCGAGCGCGAGGCGGACGATCACGACTCGACTGTCTATGGCGGCAACGACAAGGAAGTCGTGGGCGGCCTTCTGGGCGGCAAGGTCACCATCGGCGGCAAGTACATCACTGGCGCCAGTGGTCCCGCCACGCTGATCGAAGGGCTACTTGGTACCAAGGTCGTGTTCCTCTACCAGGCGGAAGGAACGGGCACCGGTAAGCCGCAACGGTCCTGCACCGTCCTGGTCAAGTCCTACAACCAAAGCTCGCCGGTCGCGGACATCGTGAGGTGGACTGCCGAGCTGACCATCTCAGGCGCCGTCAACTCCACCGCGCAGTAAGGGACCACAGTGGACAAGGCACTTCTACTCGCTCGCAAGGCATCCAACACCCGCAAGGTGCCGATCAATGGCGTCGGGGACGTCACCGTTCGGGGCCTGACTCGCGCCGAAGTGAAGCAGGTCAACGAGGACTACGACGAGGACCAGCGCGAGAACGCGATTATCGCCAAGGCTCTGGTCGATCCCGAGATGACTCCGGGCGAGGTTGCCGAGTGGCTGGACCTGGCACCAGCCGGTGACAGCGTGGCGGTGATGAACGCCGTAGCGGAGCTGTCCGGCATGTCTGAGGGCGATGCCACCAAAAGCGTACCTAGAGTTCGAGGACCCCGAAAGCGGAGCTGAGTTCGAGTTCTTCCTAGCCTCGAAGCTTCACCGCACCGTGGCTGAACTGGACGAGATGGACAACGCCGAGTTCGTGAAGTGGAACGTCTACTTCGCTCGCAAGGCACAGATGGAAGAGCTGGCAGCTAAGCAAAGGAGGTGACCCGGTGGCCACGATCGAACCAATCAAGATCACTGGCCTGGCCGAGTTCAACCGCAACTTGCGCAAGCTGGACAGCGACCTGCCGAAGATCCTTCGCTTGGCGCACAATGAAGCGGCTCAGCTCATCGTCGACTACGCCCAACCTCGCGTACCGCGCAAGAGTGGCCGTGCCGCAGGCACTATCAAGGCCAGGAGCACGCGCACGGAGACCCGCATCCAGGGTGGATCCAAGCGCGCTTCTTACTACCCCTGGCTGGACTACGGCGGCAGGGTCGGCCGTAAGCGGTCTATCAAGCGCCCGTTCATCAAGGAAGGCCGCTACCTGTACCCCGCGCTGAGCGCGAACTACGACAAGTTCGCTGACCTGCTCACCGAGAAGCTAATCGATGTTGCCCGCGAGGCTGGAGTGGAGGTAGACCATGGGTAAGCCAACGGTCACACTCACCCTTGCCGGTGACGGGGACAAGCTGACCAACACGTTCGATGCCGTGGGCAAGGCGTCCAAGCAGATGTCGGACAAGGTCGACTCGTCCTCGAAGTCGATGGCCGATTCCAGTAGCGGGTTCGACGCTCTCACCGAGTCGGCTGATGGCGCCGAAGGCAAGTTCATGGGCTTCCATGACGTTCTGGACGGCGTCAAGGGTGGGCTGGAAACCCTGGCTGACCCGAGTGCCAGCCTGACGGACAAGCTGATCGGCCTTGGCCAGGCAGGCGCTGACATCGCTGGCGGGTTGGCATCGTTCCTGATCCCCGCCCTTCAGGGCATGTGGACCAAGCTGACCGCCACCACTGCCGCGCAGTGGGCCCTGACAACGGCTCAGACGGCCTGGAATGCCGTCACCGAGGCGAGTGCAGTGGCGATGAAGCTTCTCAACGCAGCGTTCATCTCAAGCCCGATTGGCTGGATCGTGCTGGCGATCGGTGGCCTGGTGGCTGCCTTCGTGATCCTGTGGAACAAGTCGGCTGCGTTCCGGGACTTCTTCATCGGTGTGTGGAACGGCATCAAGTCTGTTGTGGGTGGCGTCATTGACTGGATCAAGGGCGCCTGGAACGGCATGCTGACGTTCTTCTCGAACCTCGTGACGGGCATCGGGAACATCTTCAGCGGCATAGGGAATGCCATCAAGGGAGCTTTCAAGGGTGCCGTCAACTTCGTGATCGACATCCTGAACTCGGTGATCGGGTTCTTCAATAAGATCATCTACGGCATCAACTTGGTCAACCCGTTCAGCGACATCCCGAACATCCCCAAGATCCCGAAGATGCACACGGGTGGTGTGGTGCCCGGCATGCCAGGTACCGAGGTCCCAATCATGGCCATGGCTGGCGAACACGTGTCCACCAGTAGCCAGGGTGGCAGGCAAGAGCTGGTGGTCGCCGATGGCGCGGACGGCGCCGTAGCCACCATGATCATGCGCCTGATTCGGGACGGTCAACTCCAGATCAGGACGGTGTAGCCGATGGCCGCCACCTTCCCCCGTGACCTGATGGTCGAGTTCTACCTGAACGACTGGATTGACGCGACCAGCAGCGTCAAACAGGGCTCCACCGTGTCCATCAACGGCGGACTCAAGGACGAGGCTGCCAAGCTCTCGCCTACCTCGTGCTCCCTGACCCTGTTCGACCCCAACGGAACGTGGGCGCCACAGAACCCGCAGGGGCCCTACCACGGCCTGCTAGGGCGCAACGTGCCCACACGCGTTAGCTTGCGTCTCATCCGAGACGCGTTCGCCCGTACCGTCAGCAACGGTTGGGGATCCACGGACACGGGAGAAGCGTGGACCACGGGCGAGGGAAACACCGGCACGTCCGCTGACGACTGGTCGGTTGGCTCCGGGGTAGCCAATCATTCGGTGGACGCGACCACTTCCTACCGTCAGTCTCGGCTGACGACTGGGCTGACGCGCAACGTGGAGGTGACGACCGCCGTCACCGTTGCCATCAACAACATCACGGGCGGTCCGATCGAGCCGGCCAACATCATCCTCCGGGCCCAGGACGGCGACTCGTACTACCTCGTCCGAGTCGAGATCAGTGCATCCGAGGTCTGCACGCTGTCGTTGCGCAAGCACGACAACGGCGTTGAAACCATCCTCGTTAGCCCTGTGACGGTTTCCGGCGTAGTTGACGCAGTCAGCTCCAAGACGCTCACCGTCAAGGCGCAGGTTGAAAATCAGACGGTCAGGGCCAAGGTCTGGAAGACAGGGCAGGCGGAGCCGCTCGCCTGGCACCTCACCAGCTCAGGGAACACCAGCTTCCCGACCGGTGGCGTTGGCGTGCGCTCAGGCGTCTCCGGCACCAACACCAACACCCTGCCGATTGTCTTCGCCTACGACAACTTCACCGTCCGCTCAATGAGGTTCCACGGTGAAGCCTCACGGTTCAGCCCGGAACGAGACCTGTCCGGCAACAACAAGACCGTGCCCATCAAGGCGTCGAACATCCTTCAGCGCCTTCAGCAGGGGACGTCTCCGGTCATGTCCGCCCCGAGGCAATACATCACCAAGCTGACGGCTGGTGTTCCGGTGGCGTACTGGCCGCTGGAGGGCGGGAAGCTAACCACTCGATCCAACCCCGCCATCGGTGACGGACAAGCCTTCATCAACCCAACCTACCTGAACGTTCTCGGGGTCAATCCCACGCAGTTCATGGGTCAGGGCGAACTGGCCCCCTGGCTTCCCCCTGCCGTGGCGGTCTGGAACCTCGCCATCATTCAGTGCGAGGTGCCGGCCAGCGCCACGTTCACCACCTCGTGGACGGCTGAATGTCTCTACGCCTGCACCGATGGCCGATACGACTCCGACCTGGCTGACACCTTCTACGTCTCGGACCTGGTCAACCCGGACTGGGTCATGGAGCTGCACTCGTTCACGAACGTCGTCACACTCCAAGGTCCCGGTGGTTTCGGCCCGTTCACGTCGGCGGCCATTCCTTCGCTGTTCGACGGCGGGGTACATCACCTGCGGCTGAACCTGTCCCAGTCGGCCAGTATCTGCACGCTGACCGCCTATGTGGACGGTGTGTCGGTGGTCAACGGCTCCGTCACGTGGAACCTCCGGGCACCCAAAGCAGTGCTCATGGCCGGGGCTCTGTCGACCACGAAGCGCGCCTTCGGGCATGCCGTGTTGTATGGCGCCGGTGGTCAGCCCCTCGTGGCGGCTACCTCGGCCGCGATGCTGGGTCGCGTTGGCGAGACAGCGGGACGGCGGATAGAGCGGCTCTGTGGCCTTGCAGGCGTTCAGTTCGAGTACTGCGGAGACCTGGACGCAACTACCCCCATGGGTCCGCAGCCAACGGACACGCTCGTAAAGCTTCTCCAGGAATGCGCACAGACTGATCTGGGCACGCTATACGAGCCCCGCGGGGCTATTGGTCTCGGCTACAAGACGCTGAAGACCCTTACCAACCAGACCGCTGTTCTGGCGTTGGACTATGCGGCCAAGCAGGTTGCCGAACCATTCGTCCCGATATTCGATGACGCCCCAACGGCTAATGACATCAAGGTCAAGCAGAGGTACGGGGACGAGTACCACACAGAGAAGACCACGGGTCCGATGAACGTCAACGACCCTGGCACCGTTTCGGGCGCCGTGGGTCGTGCGGATGACAGCGTGGACGTGAATGCCTCCACCGTCAACAAGCTGCAATACATCGGTGGCTGGCTACTGCACCTGGGCACCAATCCGGAGGCACGGTTCCCGACCATTGCCGTCAAGCTCGCGGCAGATGGGGTAGTGGCGGACACCGGGCTCACCGAATCCGCGCTGGACGTCGGACCCGACGACCTCATTACGGTGGACAACACGTCCGCCCTGTATGTCTTCGATCAGGTGCGGCAGATTGCCCGCGGCTACTCGGAGGTGTTCAACACCTCGCGCATGCACAACATCAGCTTCAATACCGGCCCGGCAAGCTCGTACGACACGGTGGTGATCGGTGACACCACCTATGGCCGCATTGACTCAGCTACCACGTTGCTGAACGAAGACCTGACCACCACAGAGACCGGAGTGGACACGGTGACATCCGGTGCGGGTGGCTCGTGGTCGTCCACGGCCGTGCCGTACGACGTCATCGTTGCCGGCGAACGCATGACCGTGACAGCGGTATCGGGCGCCACGCTCACCGTCACCCGCTCGGTGAACGGTGTCGTCAAGACCCACCCGAATGTCCTCGCTACCGAGGTCCACCTGTTCCGACCTATCTACCTACTGCCGTAAGGGACTGAACCATGGCACTCACACAACGGTGGGCATCAGGCGAGGCCCTGTCGGCCGAGAAGCTCAACACCTCGTCCATCCCAGTCGTGTCGTCCACTTCGGACATCACCACCCCCTACGCCGGACAGATCATCTTCAACACCACCGACAGCATGCTGTACCGCTACACGGGCTCCGCGTGGGTGACCTACGACGGAAGCCTGAAGGCGATCAAGACGGCCGTGACGTCGAAGACGAACAACACGCTGGCCAACGACAGTGAGTTGTTTCTGCCGCTGGTCGCCAGTGCCAAGTACCAGTTCGAGGCATACCTGATCTACGACGGCATTGCTGCTGCTGACTTCAAGATCGCGTTCACCGGACCGGCAAGCTCGACTGGCGTGTATGCCGCGTTCGGCCCACAGTCTGGAGTCAGCCTCACGTCCATGAACTCCACGGCGGCCAACCTGGGTGGCGCGCTGAACTTGGCCAACAACGCGGTCAACGCGGCGATGTGCGCGCGGCCGTCGGGCTACATCACCACCGGGGCCTCGACCGGCAACCTTCAACTCCAGTGGGCACAGGTGGCCACCAACGCCACGGCCACGCGCGTCTTCGATGGCTCGTGGCTGAAGGCCACACGGATCGTGTAGGGGCGGACATGAGCGACGAAGTGCGGATCACCAACCGCGAGATCTACGACTTGGTGCAAGAGGTCAAGGTCAAGCTGACCGAGACCATGGCTTCCACTGAGGTCCGCCTGAGTCACCTGGAGGACCGTGCGGCACGACCGTGGCATGTCTGGCTTGCGGTAGTCGGTCCGCTCGTGAGCCTGCCCGTGGCGCTCTGGGCCGCTACCAAGGGCGCGTCCTGATGTCCGCCCCGTGGCAAGCCTGGCGCTGGGACGGTTGGACCCTGGCATGGTCCCTGTGGATCGTGGCGTTCTTCGTGCTGGAGACCTGGACGCTCGCGGCACGCTCGCACAATGAGCTGACCGCGCACCTCAGGCCACTGATCCAGTCAGCCCCGCCCGTGTGGTTCGTCGGACTGGGCCTGTGGCTGTGGCTGGGCGAGCACTTCCTTCTGGTCGGCATGGACTGGCGCGGCCTGTTCCGGGCTGGCTAGTGGCTGCTCACCAGGACCAGCCCGCCAGGATCGGTATACACGCGATCGGGCCTAGTACCCCGTAGATCACGATCGCCCACAGGTTGCCCAACATGGCGTCCTCCTACGACGGTCGCCCAGGGGGCGCCTTGGTCTCAAGCTTCGGCTTCTCACAGGCCGGCACGTCGCCCATCTTGCGGACGAACACGATCACCGCTGGCTTGCCACACGCGCACTTCTCCCCAGGACGGGGTTCACGCGTGAGGGACATAGGACGACTGTAGGCGACTCTGGCGACAATGGCGACATTAGACGACTTAAGGCGACAATGAGTGACTGTCGCGACAGGACACCCGTTTGGGCGACTCTGACGTCCTAAGGTGCAGGTCATGACGGGTGACGGCGGGTTGGTGACGACCACGGAAGCGGCCAAGCGGCTGGGCATCGCTGCCCGCACGCTGCAACGCTACGTAGCCGCTGGCTTGATCAAGCCAGACCTCACTCTGCCGTCCGGTCGGTACCGCTGGGACGTGGACAAGCTCCGCGACCAGATCAACGCTATCCCGCGTAAGACCGAACAGGAGGACACCGAGGATGACTGAGTACGTCGCACGCTTCTCGACCGATGGGTCGGGTGGCTGGTCCATCCAGCTGGGAGCGAACTGCGACGCCTGGGATCTACAGGCGCTGGGTCCGGTCGTTGACGCCGTCAAGGCGTTCGTGGAACCGACCATCGCGCAGCCGGTCTTGGCCGGCGCAGCGCAGAGCCTGTAGAACAGTCGTTACCTCGGTCCCCACCGACAGCAAACAGCCCCGGCCGTGGATGACCGGGGCTGTTCTCGCAAGTGGTCATTCTTCGTCGGGTGGGATGCCAAGACGCTCTCTGATTACAGCCAGTGCGTCACGGAATTCCTCAGTTTGCCCGAGGGGAGTCACGCGCCACATGGGGATCTCGTGCGTGTTGATCGCATCGTGGCCTGAGACCACCTGGCCGCCCTCGAACACGATTGGCGGTTCGACCTTGCCGTTTGTCTCGTCTTCCTGGCCGACGATAAGGCTCGCGACGTGATGACCGTCGGAGATGACCTCCCGGATACTCATCGCTTCCCTCCTCTTGTTGCTGGTTAGAAGGGAGGTCGGGTACGGGGACGTCGTTGTTTCATCGGCTATGCCGCGCCTTCCCTGAGGGCGTCGATGACCGACCCGAGGGTCAGGAACTCTTCCTCGGTGATGTCGGCCGGCAGGGTGATGGACCAGTCGCCGTTGGTGCTGACTGTGGTTTCATACATCGGGTTGCGCTCCCTAGAAGTGCGGCCAAGGCCCCTGGTCGGTGTTCGTAGCACCAGCTAGGGGCCGCTTACTGTTTAGGTGACTAGAACCGGTCGTTCGTGTAGCTCTAGTCACCGGTACAGTACACCTATGGCGACCAGCGCGGATCACGGATCAGCATCATCTGCCAAGCTCAGGGCGGGTGTCTTCAGCCGCGAGTCCAAGGGTAAGGGCTCGTCCATCGAAGACCAGGACCGCGAGAACCTGGAAGCCTGCGAGACGCTAGGCGCAGAGGTCACGGTCAAGCTGAGTGACAAGGTCTCAGCTAGCCGCTTCGGCCGGCAGGCTCGCGAGGGCTGGCCGCAGATCACCGAACTAGTCAAGAGTGGACAGCTGGACCTGCTGGTCGTGTGGGAGATCAGCCGCGGTGACCGCACCATGGATACCTGGGTGCCGTTCGTGTCTGCCTGCCGGGACAACGGCGTGCGCATCTACGTCACGTCTGCCGAGACGCTGTACGACCCTCGCAAGGCCGTTCACCGTAAGGCGCTTCTGGACGCAGGCTCCGACGCTGAGCACGAGAGCGAGAAGGTCAGTGCGCGAACTCGCAAGGGCACAGCTGGCGCCGCACTGGCTGGCAAGGGACACGGCCCCGTGGGGTACGGCTTCACGCGCGTCTACGACGCCCTTGACCGCAAGAAGTTCACCCAGGTTCCCAACGACAACGCCCCGATCGCTGTCGCGATCATCGAACGGATAGCCCGCCGTGACCCGCTCATTCGGATCTCGGACGAACTCAACGAGGCTGGCATTCCGTCACCGGGCGGTAGCAAGTGGACACCTACGGGCGTTCGGGAGCTTGCGAAGAACCCAAGCTATGCGGGGCTCCGTGACCACAAGGGCACCCTGCATCCGGCCAACTGGAAGCCGCTTGTACCGGTCGCTACGTGGCGCGCGGCCATGGCCGTACTGAAGGAGCCTGGACGCAAGAAAGCCGCCCCAGGAGCGCGCAAGTGGCTCCTGAGTGGGTTTGCTACCGGGGCATGCGGAGAGGCCGTCTACGTCAGGCCAGGCAGGGGCGTACGGCGGGATGCGTACCTATGCCATGACGGCTGCATAGGTATCGCTGTCGAAGACCTGGACGAGTGGATCTTGCGGCTGATAGCTGGACGGCTCACCCGTTCAGATGCACGCGACGTGTTCAAGACCGATGATGTTGGTGCGCAACGGGCACAGGACGAGGTCGCCCGAATACAGCTCGAACTCGACGACCTTGAGACACAGCTGAAGAAGGGACCGGACAACGGCGGCATCAGCGCCACACTCGCGGCGGCTGTCGAGCCAGACATCCGCAAGCGGCTAGCCGAGGCGCAGGTTCGTGCGAATGCGGCTAGTGGCCACGGTGCCGTACTCGCGCTACTCGGCCAGGGAGAAGCCACCGAGAAGTCCATCCGTGCCCAGTGGAATGACATGTCCGCATCCGCTCGATGGTCGGTAGTGATCGACCTATTCACGTCAATCAAGATCATGTCGGCGACAGTTCGCCTAACTCGACATGCCTCCGAGGAGGAACGTCTACTAGCGACCCGTGATCGTACCGTGATTGAGTGGTCTTGAGTGATCCCTGTCACATTTTAACTGAAGACTCGCAGGTCAGCGCCTCGTAGGCGCTCCACAGACCCTCTGCCTTCGAACTCGTTGGTAGGGGGTCTGACCCTTTCTAAGATTGTTAGTAGAGCCCAGGCCGGAAGGTCCGGGACAGCGGAAACGGCAACGATACGAAACGCAGAACATCGAAAAGCGAGTTGCACATGCCATCACCACGCAGGCTTGCCTCAAGTAAGGTCAACATCCTCACTCGTCACCGTGCCCCGGACGACCCAGAGCTGATCGAGGCCAGGCGTGAGCACGCCGTAGCGGCCATTGAGGACAGCATCAGGAAGATCGTTGATGCGGCCCCGCCACTGCGGCCAGAGCAGATTGACCGCCTTCGTGGCCTGTTCCGTCCGATCGGTACGGACCTGGCAGGTGCCGCATGATCAAGCTCCGCGACATCGCGCCAGCCCTGAACATGACGCCAGAGCAGATGCTGGACATGGATGCGGGCGACTTCGCCCGTGAGGTCATCGCGCTGACTGCCCTGCTCGAAGCTGAGCTGTCCATCCGGGACGACTCATGACCACGGCTGTCGAGCGCTGTGAGCGCTCAGACCTGTTCCCCGATGAGTGCGGCCACTGCCGCACGCCTGAGGCGTTCAAGAGGCAACCAGAGCCCCAGAAGGCCACGCGTGGCACTCAGCTACTCGGGCGCTGGTTCGAGGCCAGCTGGCCAGGCAGGTGCAGTCGCTGTAGGCGCCCGTTCAGGGCTGGCGACGAGATCAGGGCCGACTACCCGCGCTCACGCGGGTTCATCTCGTGGCAGTGCCATCGCACGGCACGCGCGGGTAAGCGGCAGGCGGAGGCAGCGTGAGCGAGAAGTGGGCCAAGATGCCGCAGGCCCTTGTCCTGGACTCGCGCGTCTCAGACGGCGCCAAAGTGCTCTACTCGCGCCTGTACCACCACGAGTACAGGCGGGCACGCTGGGGCAAGTTGCTGCCCACCCGCAAGGCCCTAGCCGCCGAGTTGGGCCGTGGTAGCTCCACTGTGGGCAACCAGCTGGCGGAACTCGAACGGTATGGATGGGTCACGATCCATCGACAGGGCAACGGGCAACGCTGGGATCGCATCGAGACTCACATGGTGAGCCAGAATCCTGGCGCACCGGTCATCTCGAATCCTGGCGCACCTAGTACAGGAGATGAGCCAGAATCCTGGCGCATCCCAGTGGAGGAATTGCAGGTCCCACCTGCGGAAGCCGGCCCAAAAGCGCGTATCTATTCAGGTCCGGCACCGAAGAATGAGGGGCAGGGCCTGATCCCTAGTGCTGGCACGAGCGACCTCGGAGCGAGTGCTAGGCGACCCTCCGTTGACACGGGGTCGACTACTAGACCAGGTCCTTGTCCTGACTACAGCAAGCCTCCGGCCTTGCACATGACCGGAACATGTGCGGCGTGTCAGGCGTACTTCGCGTACCAGCGCGAGGAAGCCAAGCGGCGTCACCTTCTAGGTGAGGACGTCACGGACAACGTGGTGCCACTCAGGCTTGTGCAATCAGCATGATCACGGATAGGCGTACATGGTACGCGTACCATTAAGTGAATGGTGAAGCAATGCCACGGCAGGGCACCACGCACCAGCGTGGGTACGGACGCAAGCACCAAGCCCTACGCAGGGCGTGGACGCCACAGGTAGCCACAGGCAAGGTGGTCTGTCACCGATGTGACAAGCCCATCACACGCGGACAGAAGTGGGACCTCGGTCACGATGACAGCGACCCGAACCACCGCACGTACGCCGGGCCAGAGCACCAGGCATGCAACCGTGCCGCGGGTGCAGCGAAAGGACGAGCGAACCGTGTTGATCCGCAACCAACACCGAGAACTCGATGGTGACTCGCGTTTTTCCGAGTCGACCCCCGCTCCATGAC